AAGCGCTCATCAAAGCCGAGATGGCCGAACGCAATGCTGCGGCGCAAGTGCAGGAGAAAATCAAGCTCACCGAGTGATGAATCACTCTCAACCGGCCTGACGGCCAGAAGGAAAGGCAGATGCCACTAGATGCAAACGGAAATGAGATTCCACCGGCCCCCCCTGCTCCCCCGGCCACCAAAGATCCTGAGACGTTTTCTCGCGAGTACGTTTCTGAGCTTCGCAACGAGAACAAGGGCTGGAGATTAAAGGCGGCCGAGATGGAAGGCAAAGCCAAAACCGAAGCCGAAGCCCGCACCAAGGCTGAGGCCGACGCCGCGGCAAAGATCACCGAAGCCAACCAAGTGGCCAGCCAGCGCATCCTGATGTCCGAGATGAAGGCCCACGCCCTAGCGGCTGGGATGGTGGATCTTGACGGCTTGAAACTGGCCGATCTCTCGACCGTGAAACTGAACGACAAGGGCGAAGTGGAGGGGGCCGAGGCTCTTTTCAAGGCGCTCAAGGAAGCGAAGCCTTACCTGTTCAAAGAGGTCAAATCCACGTCGAGCACCGGCGAACCGCCCAAGCCCAAGCCGGGCACCAAAACGGGCGGCTTTAAGGACATGACACCCGAGCAGCAAACCGCCGAGCTACGCCGGCGCGGAGTACCCGTCTAAGAAACACCAGCACGTCCCACCGGGCGCAGACCGCCAGGGGACAGAAATCCCCTTTCTGATCCTTTGGAGATACGGCTATGCCTCTCAATAACCTGCCTGCCGCACTACAAGACGTCATCCAGCAGAATATGCTGGAAACCGCATTCAAGAAGCCGCTCGAAGCGAAGCTGGGTTATCGGTCGATCGCGGACCAAGAAAACTTCCCGGCTGAGATCGGTGAAACGATCACCAAGACCCGTACCGGGTTATTGCCAGCCATTACCACGCCGCTTCCGCCTGCCGCGAACAGCGACATCACCAGCGGTTTGACCCCTCAGAACTGGGCAACGGAACAGTATGTGCTGGGGATCAACCAGTACAGCGCCAACCAGATGTTGAACGTCCGGACCAGCCGGGTGGCGATCGCGGACATTTTCCTCCGCAACGCATTCACCTTGGGCAAGCAGGCGGCGTTCTCGGTCGATACCCTGGCCTACAACGTGCTCTTCAGCTCGTACATCGGCGGTAACACTGTCGTACGCGTCACGCTCGGGGCTGCGGGCACCGCCGTCAGTGTCAATGACATTCGGGGTTTCCGGACGACCTTCAACAACGAAGGGCAGCCGGTCCCGGTCAGCGCGACCTACCCGGTCAACGCCAATGTCGGGAGCGATACCTATGCGGTTGTGGGCGCGGCGGCTGATGCCACCAACGTCTCGACCACCCCGGGCGGTATTTCCGGCGTGCTCACCTTCTCCAGCGCCGTCAGTATTGCCGACGGCACCGCGGGCAATGCAGTGGTTTCCGCTGTCGCGCCTTTGTTGGTCCGGCCTTTCATCACCGCCAGCGGCGCTATGGTCGCCACCACCGGCGGCATCAGCGGCGCGAACGACCAAAACAACGGCAAGCTCACGATGGAGATGCTGCTGTATGCCCGCGCCACGCTGGCGGATAACGGCGTGCCCGGCGTGCATGGCGACACTTACCGCTTCTTCTGCTCGCCTATGCAAGCGATGGGGCTCTTCCAAGATCCGGCCTTCCAGATGCTCTTCCGTGGTCAGCCGAATACGGCCCCGTTCCGTCGTGGTGTGGTGCAGGACATCCTCGGCATCGACCTGATCGAGACCAACCTGAACATCGCGCAGGCCTACGCGGGCGTGGGCAATGTCCAGCGCGGCATCTTGTGCGGGCAGGGCGCCTTGATTGAAGGCACCTTCACCAACGAGGCGTATAAGGCGGCTGACGACGCTGACGACGATCTCATCACGGTTGTGGACGGCATTGCCCACATCATCCGCGAGCCCTTGGATGCGCTGCGCCAGGTCGTGACGCAGACCTGGAGTTACATCGGCGGGTTCGTGGTGCCGACCGATATGACCACCAACCCACAGACCGTGCCGACCGCGAGCAACGCCCGTTACAAGCGCGCCGTCATGATCGAGAGCCTCTAATATGGCCGACGACAAGCGGAAGTCTGAACAGGGGGCGCCCAAGGCGCCCTTGGAAGTGGTGGTGGAAAAGACCGGCACCGAGACGTATGTGCTCACCAAGAACTTTGGCGCCATCGTCAACGGCCGGTCCTTCCACTGGCCGAAGGGCACCGAGTTTGTGGTACCGGAGGACGCCGACGAGGTGACCCTTCTGTGCCAGCGCGGCGCGCCTTTGAAGCTCAAGGTCTAACGTGTCAAGCAACGGCATCATCCCGTACACCTTCACCGACGCGCAAAAGGTCGATATTCGGCGCTTTTGCGGCTTTGAGAGTTACGGGACGGGCACCGTTGTCTTTCCGTTCCCGTGGATCGAGCGGCGCTATCTGGCCCTTGAGTACCGGATGAACAGCACCACCCCGGATGAGGCGACTGTTCTGACGAACATCATCTTGCCCAACTTGTACACGCTAGAACTTGCCATTCCTGCGGCCGGCGCGAACCTCGATACGGACGCCGCCGGCCCTTGGATCCACAACAAACGAGAGGTCCGTGATCGGGTCTCTTTGTTCAACTATTGGCGCCGCTACCTGTGCAGCTTCCTGGGCATCCCGCCTGGGCCCGGCTTGCAGGGTAGCGGCTCTAATCGCTCCATCACTGTCTAGAGGGTATGACCATGGCTAAAGAAAAGAAGGAAGACATGAAAGAAAAGATGGCGAAGCTCCGGGCCAAGCGTAAAAAGAAGTAAAGCATGACCACCGGCGCTAGCGTTCAGGCTCAATATTATAAGGGCCTGGCGCGCGCCGCTGCCCGCATGGGCACACCGCAC